CCCATCATTGACTTCATTCTTACACCAAGCTCATCTATAAATAATTTATATTCCTGAAGTTGTGGCCCAAGTTCCTCTGCCTCCGCTTTCGCAATTTTTAAGATTGCGCTTGCTCTTAAATCTTCTATTTTGGCAAACATTTCAAGTCGTTGCAGGTGGGCATTGGTTTTTTCTAACTCTATCCTTTCTTTTTCAAAATCAAGCTTTGCGTAGAGTTCTTCTATCTTTGGGTCTGGCCTATTGTCTCTTTTTTCAGGCGGCACAAAAAAGGTTTCGGCTGGTGATTTAATAGCTTCAAGGTAACTCTTTGTTATTTCGTCTTCATTAAGTCCTGGCCTCCCTGTGATTTCCATTAATGCTTGCGCTCTTGCAGTTTTTTGAACTTCAAGTGAAAGTGAAGGATCGGCAGACGGTTTAATATCGTGATCCTTAATATTAAAATCAGCTTTTAAAACAGCTCTTTCTTCCAGCCCTTCTTCAGGATCAACAATATTAAAATAATGTGTATCGTCCAAAAACTTCTGGTTCAGTTTATACAACAGCTTGTATTCATTGCCGAGAGAACGGTGGATGCGGGCATAAATACCACCAAAAACTTTTAACCCCTGCTCTATAAGCGCCAGAACAGTTGCAGCAGATACGTTTTCGCCAGGCTTTTCACCCTTCATTGCGTTTTGAATTGAGGAAATATCGTTACCGGCATTTATTAATAACCCAAGAAGCTGGAATAATGTTTGAGACGGTTCTCTTATAGGAAGCGGCAAAATGCTGCCACGCAAATCTTGAGTAAGCGAATCTATCCTTTTCCATTCACCAGGGGAAAAACTAACCGTACCTGACTTTAGCCTCAAGCCTCTTGATATAAATCCACCGCCAGTATTAGAAAGCGTCCCTGCATCTATAAGCTGATTAACAACACTATTTATTGAACTGTTTATAGGATATAAAAGAGTTCCAAAGCCAACATCGTAAAATCCTGCATTGGGATTTGGAATAAAAGAATATTTAATAAAATATTCAGTAGGAGTTATTTTGATAAGCTTACCATCAATAGCATATACATCATCATCATCATATCTTGCTATTATACGAACAACATTTCTCGTTTCTTCATGGACGGTAACAATATAAGGCTCTTCATATCCATCATCATCAAGGTCTAACCACCTATGCTGTTCGATAAACAAATGAGGGGCTGCTTCATCATTGTCTTCCGACTTCGCAACACCAAAATCATATTCCTTCCACATGCCTGCTTTTGTATATTCGTATATATCATTGGAGTATTTATAAAATTTGTGAGAAATCCTCCTTGCTGTAAGAAGATTTTCAGCTTTCATATGCACAACAACATCATCACAAGTTAAAAATTTAGATGTTACTCTTCCGAGAACTTTATCAAAATATATTTTCCTGAAACAAGTTCCGATAATAGGCAAAACATGAAGCATCTTATCCGTGCCATCCAACCATTCAACCATTTCTTCTGTAAGCTGATAGTTCATGTATTCGACAACACGTTCTCCACGCTTTTTTTTAGCACCATTTAGGTCTTTCCCCACAATTTTTATTTTAACAAGACCTGAGTTAGGTATTATTTCAGGCATAGCCCTGCTTGCAAATTGTATAGAGGCTACTGTAATTAAAGGAAATTTTATGTTAGCAGCATTTTCCCATGGGAAGTCTTTCTTTTCAAAAACCTGAGTTGCAAGCTTCATAGCCTCTTCATTTATCTTGTCAAAATCAGACCTTGACTCCAAGTCTATTTTATACCCATCAATAACCTTGTTGCCAATTTCAGCCAATTTGCTATCTTCAAGTGAGCTTGCAATGTTCACAGAACTAATAAAATTTTTAAGGTCTTCAAGTCCCACGTTTAATATCCTCCAACAGCACTTCTTCCCTGATAGGTTTGTGTTTGTGCTTCTTCACCCTCAAATTCTACTGGCGTCCATTCCGTATTCAATAGCATTAATCTGTAAAGGTTCTCCATCATATGGTCATCTTTATCAATCGGGCGCTGGGTTTCTTTGTCATATGTGTACCCCTCAATTTCAAAAATTGTACGCACAAGGTCATTAAATATAAACAAAGACGGTTCATTGTTTGGGCCTTTTAAGTGGTTTTTTATTTCAAGTATTCCTGAGTTCTTATCTTTTGATGCAGTCATTAAGATCATGCCATAAGCCCACAAAATTGACTGAATTTTATCAAACACAGTATTATCATTATTGCTATCGCCTTTTGACAAAGGATCAATAATGATAGTGCCAACCCTGTAATTACAATACTTTATACACCCTACGATTTCTTCAGCTACCCACTTGCCATCGCCGTGTCCCCAAATTTCATTAACAAGATATTTATCCCCCCTTGGGTTCACAGCACAGAATAAAACTGCCTGCTTCTCTCTTGGATGAATATCTATCGCAATATCAATTATCCAGTCCAATGGGATCTTAAACCTGTCACGAAGATGCTTTTTTCTATCAAATGAAGGATAAACAAGCCCGCTCATATAAGAAGGTATGCCTTTTATCCTCGCTTCAATCTCGTCTTCAGTAAGCGTTTTTATGTACTGGTCAACGCCTTCCTGAGTAATACCAAACCCTATATTATTACTGATATCTCCTGATATATTAAAAACTGTCTTATCAGGCATACCATTGGCATCAACAGCCTTTATAACCTCCCTGTCAACCCATGCTTCCTTCAGTAAGGTCATACAAAACAGTTCACGGCCATTACGGTCTATCAAGCCCCTTGCATTGGCTACCCTAATCGCTCTCTTTGGCGGCTCATCATAAATAATTAAATCTCCTGACCAGCCTTCGTGCAGGTCTGATTCCTGACCATTACTCATAATCTCCACTGTTCCACCAGTAAGCGTATCAGTCCATGTAGCTTCAATGCCCTGGTTGTTCTTTTTCTTCACAACAGGACGATTCGCAGGCCACCACTTTTCCATCTCAGGGACAACAACCTTGCTTATCTGTTTCTCCCAGTCCTGACCTATATACCGAATCTTTCTTGGCTTATCGTGCGGGAAGTGTAGTTTCTTTTTATCCCATGGCCTATGACCGAATAATACAGAAAATGCTATTATTGTACCTATTGTCGTTTTGCCGATCCTGTTAGCTCCCGTGAATGTAAACACCTTGTATAAAGGGTTATCCCATGCAGCCAATAATTGAGCTTGTAAAGGGTTAGGCTTTGTGAAAAACTCAATCCTGTTCGCCTCACGGTATGCATACATCTTTTGTAAAATTTCTAATTCTTTTGCTTCAATAGCCTTTACCTGGTCATGTAAAGATGCATTATTAATAACCTGCTTGTCTGTTTTTACAGACACAAATTCTTTGTCATCTCGGGGAGGTGCTTTTTTTTCAACTTTCGGAACTTTAATAACAGGAGCGAGAACCTTCTTCATTATCCTGGCTTTCTTCCTTTCATCAATAAACTCACCATGCTTCTTAATACTCTCTCTCTCAGCTTCGGTTATGTTTATTTCGCCATACTTTTTTTTCCACTTATAAAGCGTTATATAGTGTATTCTGTGCTTCTTAGCGACTCCTTTGGCATCGCCCAACACTAAATATTCTTTTAAAATCTGAATCCTTCGCTCTTCTGAAAAAAGCTTCATAAACTCACCAATACTATAAGTGTATCCTTTTGTGCACAGTGTATATTTTTGTAGACACTATGTACATAAAAATAGACAGGTGTCAAGAAAAATCTTTCTTTGGTATTAATTTAAGAAAAAATTACAATGTGGGAAAATTTGAGATGCCGAACTGACACCTCAAGGTGAAAAAGGGAGGGGGAAAACTAAACAAGCGGGTCAAGCGGATGCTGAACAGCGCACCGCTTACCCTTTACGTTAGCGTTCCAGGGGAGTAATGTTTTTTATCCCCATGTTATCAAGCATTTTACTGAAATCCCCTGGCGTAATGTTTTCGCTATCAACACCGGCCATTGCTTCCAATTATATCTATCTGTCCCACAATCAATTTCTACAAATTCCGTTGACCTACACCTTGGACATTCCATAATTGCCTATCTGTTAATGCGGCCTACCAACAAACGTAATTAAATGTGTTATATTTTTATTTGTTAATGTGGAGACCGCATTACCTTGTTATGTAAAAACCCATTTTAATAAATTAATAACCAGTATCCAAAAGATTAAGCAAGCTGCACCTATCGCCGACCAAACCAATATTAACCATATCGCAAATGTGCCATCAATGTCGTTCATATACAGCACCTACCAATCTTTTCTTACGCAATATGATAACATTATCCGGCTTCTTTTCTTGCACCTTCTTTTTCCATCGAGACTTCTTTTTCTTTGGCTTTTTTTTCTTCGGGGTAATAGCATTATTAGATTTCTTCCTCCAATCCGTATCATCCCAATTACCCTTCCCATGGTTACAGTCAGCACAAAGTACCTGGAGGTTATTGAGAGAAAGAGCGAGGTGAGGATGCGACCTGCGGGGCTTAATGTGATCAACATTCATTACAGCCCCAGTTTGAGGACTTGCGCCGCAACAAGCGCATTTCACACCATCACGTTTCAAGACCTTCATCCTGACAGTTCTCCACTCATAGCTTAACAGGAACTCAGAAGCATTAACGTCTCCTGGATACACCATAGTTTTACCGGACATCGTTTATCTCCGAAACAGAATCAACATGATCCCGAAACAGTTTATTTGTATCATATTGCGTATGCTCTTCACTCGGAAGCTCGCCTTTATAAAAATCGTAAGGATCGTTAATCTTCTTCACCCCTTTTTTCGCAACAAACGGCCTTTTAACCTTTTTAGCCTTGGCTTCTCGCTTCGCTGGCAAGTCATCTTCCCAGTCAAAATCAGGGTCAATCGGAATATCATTATAGAATGGGTCAACCAGCTCTTTATCCTTTTTTAAAGCACCTGCTATCTTCCCCTGCGATTTCTTTTTACCTGTACCCTTTATCGTTGAAACATCCCCATGCTGCCCTTTCTTATCATATATCCAATATTCATATATGCCATAATATCCTTTTTCATCCCTTTCCCTGTGTCGCTGTAAGTAGCCCAAGGCTAACAACTCTTTAATGCCCGCCCTAATGCTACTCAACCCATCCTTTGTGCGCTTTACAATTTCGCTTTCATAAAAATCCCAACCATCAGGTTTGCTAATCATATATATCAATATCCACTTCGCTTTAGCCGATAATAAAGGTTCATTAATTATTTTATTACTGACCATTGTGAAGTCCGATTTACATTTATTAACAAGCCTCGCCATTTTATTTATCCCCTTTATAAAAAAAATGTGATTACCAATAATCGCATACGCTATTAAGTAAAATACAACCATTTCATGCGATTGGCAAATGTTTTTTAAATATATTTGTTTTTAAATATATTTATCATGTTCTTTGTAATATACACCTTTTAAAATAAGTAGTTACGCCTTTCATCCATATGTGATTATCGCACATAGGATAACCGCATCACAATACTAATACTAAATACACACCAGTATTTTATATGGAAGACCTTGTTAAAGAAAAACACTTTTTGTTTTTCTCGTATTCTGTGAGGGAACTATATAATATAAACCGAAGGGGGGGGAGGGGTCACCCTACCCTCTCTATCCAGGGTATGAGTATCTCCACCTAATTCTCACCCAAACAAAAACAATAATAAAAAAGTTTACATAATAGACAAATATCAGACATACAGCACTTATCATGTATCATATCAACTACTTAACAGGCATCATCACAATTGCATTATACCATACACACAACATGTTGTATGCTAACCAAATGTATCTATACCCCTGCGCTATCATTACCCGACAGGACCTCTGCTTCATAGATGTCATTGCCTGTTCCAATCTGTTCCATTAGTTGAGCTTTCTGCCGTCTTATATCGTCAAGGGATGCCGTTAGGTCCAGATATTGGACGTTAGCGGTAGCCTGACCCCGCTGTAGGCGATTAATGTTGTTTATCTTGTCGATTGCGTACGCTACGTTGCCTAAGGTCGCCTTTTCTCGTTTTTCCTGGTCAACCAAATCATTGAGTAGGGTCAATTCCACATTGCTCAATATATCAGCTTTGCTGACCTCGTACGCCTCAATATCAAGATTATCTCGTAAAAGTTTGGTATATCTTGCTAATCCTTGCTCAATGGCCTGTTTTGAGCATCCGAAATATTTTGCGATATCAGCGTATGACAGCCCTTTTTTGAGCCGCAGTTCTAACGCTTTGGCTGTGTCAAATTTCCTGGCAATAGCTTTAGCCATATATATAGTCTCCTGTGTTGGTTAATAAGTGTCTACAAAAGCATACATTTGAGATGAAGTCAAGGATATTCAGGGTGACAATTTTTGTCAAAACATGACAATTTTTGTCAACCCATTGTTATCATTATATATATTATGTATCAAATTAAAAATGATACACAATATCTGCCGTAAATTGTCATGTATCATTGTATTGATACAGTATATAAAAAACACACATAATAAATTTTATATCCAATGTAATCAGATAGTTATAAATTAAATTAAATAAATTATATATTCTGGCATTGGTTATGCATTACCTCTATATAAATAATAACACACA